AAAGAATATCTGTTAAGTTTGACCCACTATATGTAGTGTAATCTAAAGGGTACTCTATATATAGGTACTTTACTTGAATTGTATCTAATTGGATACAGCTAACCCTGTGTCAACCCTCCCAACCAATGACTAAGTTTATGACCACCTAATTTAAATATTTGAGCAAAGCAGCTATAACCTGCGAATATGGTCTTGCTAATCCACTTTGTTTAGAGTTTTATCTTAAGATTCTTTCTAAAAGCAAGAGAATCAAAATGTTTACTTAGAGCCTAGCAGGTATTTCTATTTATGGTAGGATTTTATGGGGGATGTTTTTGTAGTTGTTCTCCCTTTCACTACACCCTGTCTTTACATCCCCCAAGTTTTTAAAAAAATTTTTTTACACATATTCAACAAGTGTTGTTATAATAAATATTGGGATACAAAAAGTTTCGTAATTTTTTGTTCATACCCCTTTCTTTGTTTAGATTGATGACAAGACCCTTGGACCAGGCAACTGACCGAGGGTTTTGTTATAATGTGGTATAGTAAAAATAAAAAAGGAGTATATTATGCCATATCATAAAGCAAAAAAAGGTATGAAAAAAAAGAAGAAGAGGATGTAATGCCTTTCAAAGATTACAGTCCAAAACAAAAAAAACTTGCACGAGTTGCACCACCCTTTGATAAAATTACTGCCGCAGATTTTAAAAAACTCAGAGACAGTAAACGAAGACCAAAGATGTAATTATGGCAACATACCAAGGTAAATCAGTTACATTAAATAAACCATCCAGGATAAGCAAAGGCGAACCAGGACATGGTAGAAAAAAATTTAAAGTTTATGTAAACGATAATGGTAAGATAAAAAAGATTATGTTTGGAGACCCAAACATGGAGATACGCAAAGACAATCCTGCAGCTAGAAAATCATTTAGAGCTAGGCACAGATGTGATACTGCTAAAGATAAGACAACTGCAAGGTATTGGTCTTGCAAGATGTGGTGATATGAAAGTAAAAGGTGTAGATGTATCTAAGTTGACCAAGAGTCAACAGAATGCTATGAAGAAACATTCTAAGCATCATACAAAAAAACACATGCAGTATATGTACAACTCTATGCGTAGAGGTACTAGCTTTAACAAAGCACATGTCAACGCACAAAAGAAAGTAGGTAAGTAATGGCAATACCAGAATCAGCAAAAAAAACTCTTAGAGCAAAAGCAAAAAGTTCAGGTTATAGTTACGAAAAACTAGCAGCAGTGTACAGAAGAGGACAAGGTGCTTATGTATCATCAGGTTCAAGAAATGTATCTATGGCAGCTTGGGCTATGGGAAGAGTTAATTCTTTTATTAGTGGTGGACATAAACAAGATGATGACCTCAAAGGTAAAAGATAATGACACAGGTAAGTTGGATGTGGGGTGGCAAAAGACACTATGGTACTTTGATTCGAGAAACTAAAACACACAAGTTTGCTCGAACAAAAAATGGTAAAATCAAAAAGATTAAAAAATGAGTAAAAGAACACAACCTTATAGATATGGTGTACCTGCAAAATATTTAAGTGGGTTATCTGATTCTGCTGCAAAAAAAAGAGCTGCAGAAATTAAAAGAACAGCTAAGGCATATAGAGAAGGTAGAAAAGTAAATCTAAAAGCAATACAAAAATCAAGAGTGGAGGCAGGTCGAAAAAAGAAACGCACTTGATAATTAGTTGTCCAAGGTGCGAAGAACCTTTATTGCCAAGTGATGACATGAAATGTCAAAACAAAAAATGTAAAAACTATGCAAGAAAATAAAAAAATATGTTATGCAGCAGGATGTCATAGACCTTTACCAAAAGGCAAAAGAAAATATTGTTCTGATAAATGTTCTAACAGAATCAACATGCAAAAGAAAAGAGCCAGGAAGGCAGGAGTCGAATGGTCTCAAGAAGAAGATACACTAAACATACCTAGTCAAAAAACTAATGTAGCAAGTCGTAGAGGGCAAGTTTACGAAGACATAAAAGAATCAGGACTAGCTTTAGATTTATACGAAAAGAAAATAAATCTAACAGAGGTAGCAAAAATTTTAAACACAACTGCTGCTGCAGTATCTATGGCATACCAGGCATACCTAGAGGATTTAAGACAAGAAGAAGAACAAAAAAACTGGAGTTTACCAAAAGTTGCCAAAACTTCTTTACAAGATTTTGGAAAGTTTAGAGCAAGATATTTTAGAACAGAGCAAGGCAAAAAATTTGAGACACCTGAGTTTCATCAAAAATGGATTGAATCAATAATGAATACTATTGATGAAGGTGAACAACAAATGATTCTATCTCCACCTAGACATGGTAAGACAGAACTATTGATACATTTTGTAGTGTGGTTGATATGCAACAATCCAAACATAAGAATTATGTGGGTTGGTGGAAATGAAGACATTGCAAAAAACTCTTTGCTATCAGTTATGGACCAGTTAGAAAACAACGAGTTACTTATAGAAGAGATATGCGGACCAGGAGCAAAATTTAAACCTAAAACAAAATCAAGTAAGTCTTGGTCTCAAAATGGTTTTACAGTTGGTACGAGGACAGTTACTGGAATTAAAAGTCCGACAATGGTAGGCATTGGTAGAGGAGGAAAGATATTGTCAAGAGATTGTGATTTGATTATTGCAGATGACATTGAAGACCACACTTCTACCATGCAACCATCCTCAAGAGAAAACACAAGAAACTG